TTTGATTGCATTATATCTGCTCTGTTCACCAAAGAAATCAAAGATAGGTTTCACATATGTATTCAGTTTGGGTTCGGCAGACTTGGCAGTTCCAGCCTTCAAACTAATACCTAACATACCACCATTTCTATACTGAATAAAAATATCGCCAGGATGACTTCCCTCCACACCAGTTGGTTTTGCTCTGTATCCCCAATAACATTGAGAGATAGGATGTTTTGCATTATGAGATAACAACCACTTAGTTATATTTTTTGCATTAGTAACTTTTGTTTGGAACGAACCAGTCTCCGCTTGATCTATAAATTTCTTTCCAGCAAGTGCATCCTGTGATGTGAGATAGTATCCACCAGAAGGACTATTAGCGTTTCTAACTGCTTGATAAAAATCTCTGACTGACAAGTTAGGACTGATACCATTCATGAAAGCAATACATGGGAACAGTTCTGTGATGGAGGAGTTCAATGTTGTCATTGACATTCCACCTGTTTTTGGTTTGTATATAAACGTCAAAATAGTTCCATCACTCATCCTCACACAGGACACAGGAATGGAACTAATAGATCTTTGTTCGTTATATACTCTACCCAATCTAGATATCAAAGACTCTACGGCAGCTTTAGTGCCATCTCTATCATTAGATTTTACAACATAGGTAACTTGTTTAGAAGTTGCACCCTTGACAGATACATCCCTATCGGGAATGTTTATCTCTTGTAAAATCTGATTGAGTTCTAATACTTCTTCAGCAGATCTAGCCATGAGTTTTTGATACTATTTAGAGGTCTCCCTCCTGTCTATTCTCAGAATAGAATACATCAAAACTACCGCCAGGATATCTCTTTTCCAGTTTCTTAACATTGGTTGCGATTACATCATCAAATGATACATCCAATGCCATACAAGCATTTGCTACATACCACATGATATCACCCAGTTCTGTGATAAGATGATGTTTGTTTGCTCCGTTCCAAGGTTTTCCTTGAAACACCATCTTCTTTACAATCTCAGTGAACTCACCAGCTTCGGCGGACATACCAACCGCAGAGGTCAAAAGCCTTTCAATGTTCGCACCCTGTCCATCCAACTCAACCATGCGGTCAGCGAGATTAACAAAGTCCTTTGAAGCGTCAGAGGTTACGGCATCTACGAATGTTTCGTACCTTTTAAAATCAATAGTCATTAGAATGTCAACTTTGCGAACTTGTTTTTAATCTTTTTAGATTCGTCATTATTATACTCTTCTTCTTGTCCACTGTCAACTATATCATCCTGAGCACTCTGGTCACAGTCATGTAGTTTCATCTTTGAACGATCAATACCAATCACAAATCTCTTGTTTCTGTTCAAATCATTGTATCTATTCTTCAACTGTTTGACCATGATCTGATTTACTTCCTCTAATTCTTCTGTAGAAATAAGAGCAAACATAAGGTCGGCAGTAGCGGGAAGACCGAATGACTCAGAGGTATCTGTAAGATCAACGTCACTGTTAGAATACCCACTACGAGTGGTTTGAGTCGCTGATACGATAGGGACATCTGTTTCGACTGCAAGACCTCTAAGTTCTTCAGCGATTGCTTTGATGTAGGAGTATGAGTTGACATTGGAACCAGCTCTATAACGAGAGGATGCACATATATTTAAGTAGTCAATGAAAATGATATGTGGTTTGAAAGATTTCTTGAGTGCAAGTTCATTCAACAAACCTTTGAAATGTCCTGAGTGTGCAGCAGCAGTAGGATATTCTTTGATGATAAGACTACCTTGAGTTTTCTCTGATAGTTTAGTAACTTTACTCTCAAACATCTGACGAGGAATATCTGTCAACTGTTGTACAGGAATGTTTAGAAGATTAGCATCAATTCTCTCAGCAATTTTCTCCTCAGCCATCTCAAGCGTGATGTATAATACGTTCTTGCCTTGGAGTAACACACTGCTTGCGACATGACACATAAACAGAGACTTACCAACACCAGTGCCAGCGAGAGCAATATTGAGTGTTTTATTTGGAAGGCCACCCTTTGTAATCTTGTTGAAAAATTCGAGGTCAAACTCGATTCTGTCCTCCTTCTTGTGGTAGAAGTCAAATCTCTCCTCATAGTCTTCTAGGTAATCGTGTCCAACATGATTATCAAACCCAACAGCAAGTGCATCTGATAGGATAGCAGGGATAGCATCAACACCTTTCTTGATATCATGTCCATCTGCAATAGAGATACTTTCGACCAGTGCAAGATAGATTGCTCTTTCTTTACACCATTTCTCTGTAGTATCTATCAACCAATCATCTACGTTCTCTTCAGTCTGACTTGTTTGCTTGAGATAATCTAGAATTTCTTTGTAAGTATCATCATTAATATCTTTCCTCTTCTCACATTCAATAGAAAGAATCTCTATGGTAGGACATTTATCATACTGTACAATAAACTTGGCACACTCATCAAAGATTATCTTCTCATGTGCTTTGTCAAAGTAATCTGGTTTTAAGAAAGGAAGAACCTTCCTAGTATATTCCTCATTACAGATAAGATTCTTGATGATGGTATTTTCAATAGTTTCAATCATTGATAATGAAGATATGTACTCATGATATACTTTGGTGATCCGCCCTTGACATGCAATCCTCTATGTGGATACTGCCATGTAGGAGGGAATACTAACACTTTACCAGTTTCAGGCGTAACTGTCAATTCATTGTAAGGAAAATCAGTCTCTCCTCCTACAAAATCATCATTAAGATAGAATAGGAAAGCAAGATATCTCTTCGCAGTCATATGATCTTGAACATCAGTATGCAATCCAAACTGATCTACTTTGCCTGGATTATATTTTTTGATTCTAAACTCTTCAAAGTAAAACTTATCAGGAAACCACTCAATATATTCTGGCAGATCTTTCTTATATTTCTTTAAAATATCTACAGTTTTATAACACAATAACTTTACGAACTTACCATACTTACCACTAGAGTTTATATTGACCTGAGTAAAGTTAGGCACACCAGCATTGTCCACCCTCTGTTGTTGAGAGGTTTCAAATATTTCTATAATAGATTGGCATAGTGTTTCATCAAAAACCTCATAGGTCTTGATGAATTTATCCATAGCTAAAGGTCTCCCCTGCAATCTCCTCCAACTTTGCCATAACCTCGTCAGTGAAATATTCTTCGGGGGAAGCCAATATTTTCTTTGCGTAGACTTTTTTGCCGTCGATTTCGTATCTGCCTGCGACATTCTTCCAAAGTCCTCCAAGTTCGCCAAGTTCTAAGAGACCATAATATCTATCTAAACCACGTTCATCATAATAAAGTCTGATCTTGACTTCCTTATTTTCTTTACTCAAACGCGACTTTGCTGTCTTAGCTTTAATAATATTTCCAACGACTTCTGTTCCTTCCTTTTCTTTAGCTTTGCTGAGATAAATGATCGTGCTTGCTGCATACTTGAGACCGCTGCCTCCGCCCATTTCTTTGGTGGGAACGTATGATCCGATGACATCATAGGTATGATTTGTAACTATAAGTGGGATGTTTGCTTGACCAAGTTTCAAGGTAAGCATACGGAACGCACCTTTGACAAGTTGTGATTTGGTCATGTCACGAACTTGTTTATCATTCAAGGCATCTGTAATTTCTTTCTCTGTGGAAAGCATACCTAGAGAATCTAGAACAAACATACAAGGTTTACGTTTGTCTTCATCTGTCTTGAGGTATATATCAACTGCTCTAAGTGCCTTTGATCTAAACTCCTCAATAGTTACCACATTGACAACAACGAGCCTTTCGAGATCAATTCCTCTAGACTCAAGAAGTCCCCTGTTGACAGCAGCTTCAGTATCAAAATATAGACAATACCCATCAGGGTTACTGTCAAGGAAATTTTTAACGACAGCGAGGCTGAAAAAAGTCTTTCCAGTAGAGCTTTCGCCAGCAATAGCAGTAATCTTGTTCCTAGATACACCACCAAATATACTGCCTGATACAAGCCCGTTAAAAATGTACGAACCTGTGTCCACATATTCTTCAGTGGATTCTGCCTCTGAGGCGAGTTGGGTGTACTCATCTCCTATCTCTTTAACTATTTCTTTTAAAAAATCCATAATGATTCACTTCTATTATAATTCTACCATGGACCACAATAAATTACCAGCTATTGATATTCTTGGTTCATCTGTGTTATAGAATGGATACACTTGATGATGCAAACTCGAAGGGAATAACATCAATGTGCCTTCCATCTCTGGACTCATGAAGATGGGATACTCAATAGTATTCCCTAGAATATCAGTATATGTAAACTGAAAATCAGATGCAGCTTTGGAATGGAATGGTAGGTTGTGTTGATCCTCATAGTGTGTGGGGATCTTCATCCAGATCACAAATGATGTGATGCCTGTGTGAGCATGTTCTGGATTGAACTCAGTTTGATATTGATAGTTTACCCACCAATTCATTCTAAATTCTGGTTTATACTTTAGATCTAAATCTGGGTCAAGATCTACGGGAGGAAAGTAATGCTTTGGATCTTCATCTAATAGTTGTTGTGTCAAAGGACCTACAACTTCATTTTTAAATATGTGATCCACATCTTTCAATCCCAAACTGCCAGTTATGTTTCCAGCAAGTCTGTAACTATAATCGTTACTGTTGTTGATATTATCCTTCTCCGCCTGTTTAATCACAGACCAAAGATAAGTCATCCACTTATCATTAAGTTTAGTTTTATATAATGGAAGATTAGGTAATTGAAAACCCTCCCAAGATACATCACTCATCTCTCTTTGGATAATAAACTTCAACGTAAGATTCACACTTAGGGCAGTGGAGATTAGTTACGAAACTATACTCCTCTACAAAGGGACAGTCATTGTCCCCTCCCCATATAAGTTCAGTATTGCAATGCCAGCAATTCATTTCTTGAAAACTCCAAGTCTGACTAAAAGATACATTGACAATACTGTCCAGAATACAACTTCTAATCCTATGTTATTCATTAGATACCTACAATTTTTCGTTGTCTCTCAAAGTAGTTATGAAGCAACCATGAACTACTATTTTTCTTATCAGTTCCTCCGACACCGAACTCCATTTCAACTCTAGGATCATTACCAAACTTATCCATCTCTGGTGTGTTATCTGATCCCCTGTCTCCACCATTGGCGAAGACTACAGTTTGTGCAATCTCTAAACATCTTTCGATTGCATGGCAGGCAGAACCGTATTCATCATCTTCTACTGTGATCACGGCATCAACAACATCTAAATGTCGAATGATCTCTGCACGTTCTTTCCATGACATGAAGTATTGTCCTTTCTTCTTAGTCAACCATTCTTCCGTGTTCAACCCCACTACTAGGTAATTTGTAAGATCTTTTGCTTGCTCGAAGTAAGCAATGTGGCCACTATGAAGAGGATCAAAACCGCCTGTGACTAGAGTAAGTATTCTCTTCTTAGTCATCAAACTCTCCTTTTCTAGCTAAGTATACTTTAACATCATTATACTGTGTTTCTATACTTTTTGCAAACCAGTTGGCAGGGTCTCTAGATTCAAAGACTTTCATCTGTCTATCAGAGAATATGCCGTCATCTGTCCAGCATACAATGTATCGTGTCATGAGAAGAATGATTCAAGTGTGTTCTTGCGTTCGGTCTCCCAACCGATGCAATCAAGGATAACCTTTACAGGTTCCATAAATGACTTATTGAACTGTAGTTCATAGTCAATATGTTTATCTAGGTCAAGTTCTGTTGGGAAATCTTGAATGAAAGATATAACATTTTCGTGCATCCAATTTGGTGTCTTCAAGTAGCAGAACTTGATCTTCTCACCATTTTGAATAGCAGCATATTTATTAGTCAACTTCTTCTTCTTTGTGTAGTGATTATATAAGATTGCACCACGAACATGAATGGGACATCCCTTGTGATACATGTCCGTAGATGACTTCCATTTCTCTACGTTTGATAGACTACGAGGAAAAGCAACTTCCTCTGGTGGTAATGATTTAAACTCTGCCCTACACTTCTCAATATAGTCGATCACTTCATCTTCTGTTCCCGACATCAAAAGTTTGAAAGCATCTTTCAAGAACTTACGACATGGTGCAGGGGTAGAAGTTTTGATTGCTTCAATACCCATGATCTTAAGTTTTGCCTGTTCATATCTCACACCCTCACTATCCCATACGTTGAGAATATATCTTTTCTTTGCAGTCCAAATACCACGATCAGCGATATTCTCCCGCTTCATGATCATCTTCTGGTCGTAGGCGTTGACGTATTCGGCCAGTTCTTGGTAAGAACTCTCAATATAAGGCTCAAGTTCCATTTCACACACCTTATTAAGGAACGAGACGATGCTTTCAGTAGTCGCTTCTCGGCTTTCGTATACACGGTCAACCAAAGGACCCATATGCAAATAGATAGAATCAGTATCACTAGCAATAACATAATCTTTATCCTCCGTTTTTAAGATAGTATTCATTTTTTTATTCATTTTGTTCTCAATCCATCGGATTGATACCTGTCCAGATAGAGTGATGGCCTCTGCGTTCGCAAGTTTGTAATAACGAAAGTATTGATTACCAATAGCGCCATAAGCACTATTAAGGGCGATCTTCTTGGACATCTGGACGTTGTTGCATCTTGCAATCTCTTTTTCCAGTTCCTTAGTAGGGGTTTTTTCATAGGCTTTCTTTGCTTTGATCATCCTCTTCTTGAAGATGACACGTTCGTTATACATCTTCTCCATCAACTCAGGGAGAAAACCTTTCTTTTCCTTACTAAACATTGCACCATTGGCACAAACTGCATAGTCCTTGTACATTTCAAAGGTAATCTCTTGATTGAGAAGTTTCTCCACCGTAGCACTAGGATGTTTCTTTTCCTGTAGTGTTTCTGGGGAGATATTGTACTGCATGATGAGGTGTGGATACAGTGAGTTCAAGTCAAAAGAAACCACCCAGTCATACTTACCAGGCTTGGGTTCTTTCACATACGCACCAGCATACTTTTCATCCTTCTTATTACGATCCTTTTGTGGGATCACAATATTTTTCTTCTTAAGATAGTTGTAGATGATTGCATCCCATGTGCGAACTTGGAAAGCAACGTCACTAAAGTTTATCTTGGCATCATATGCTCGAGTACAACATAGATCAATCAACTTGAGTTTATCCTCAAGACGGTCAACCAGTTCCACGTCAACGATGTTGTAATCTACAAACTTCTGCCAGTTCTTTGTATAGAACTCACGGAATGTATCGAACTCACTGTGATCCAACTTCTGTTGACCGAGTTCCATCATGGCAATATGATCCAATCGGAAACTCTCTTGGTTAGGAGTTGCAGGGGATTTCTTGTATAGATCAAGATAATCAATAATAGAGATGCCTGCAAGATCATATGAGATGTTATCTCGACCAGCAATCTTGATTTCGTTCTTACGAACCACACCCCAAGGAGAGAACTTCTTAGTCATCTTCTCACCCATAAGTCGTTCTACCCTACCTACAAGGTAAGGGATATCATACAGTTCACAGTTCCACCCTGTAATGACCTCAGGCGTGTGTTTCTGCCACCAGTCTAGGAATGTATAGATCAGACCTTCCTCGTTATGGCAGTCAATATATGAGTAGTTCTTTCTGTTCGGATTGGTCTGGTATGGACGTGATCCGAAGGTAGTAATTCTTTTGGTATTATAATCTTGTACGGTGATTAGAAGTAATTCTTCTGCACAATTAAAAACATCGGGGAATCCACTCTCTGCGGCAACCTCGATGTCAATAGTGATTAGATTAATTTTGCTCAGGTCAAACTTGATCTCATCTTCTGGGTAATTCTCAGAGATATATTGATGAACATACCTTTCATTACCGTAGATGTTGAAGTTTTGAACGGCAGAATATTTGTCAATAAACTCCCTACAATCTTTGATAGTGCCAGGTTTTACTGGTTCTACACGTTGACCATCAAGGGTCTTCCACTTACTTCTTTTCTTTGTAGGCACATAAAAGGTAGGATGAAACTCCTCCCTGTCACTAAAATGTCTCCCATTATCGTATCCTCTGACCAGCATACTGTTGCCGATCTGGAAAACATTAGTGTAGAATTTCATGCGGTTGCCAGTTTCAAATACGAATCAATAAGTTCTCGGTGGGGTTCCACCAACGTTACTATCTTATCAGATGATATCATAATTTCAATATCATCTGTCACTTTCTTTAACCACGGTGACATTTCCTCACCGTCTAGTTGGTAAGGCGACACCAGTTTACAATTTGGATCTCCTATATCAACAGCAGCGACTTCCTCTACTCCTGAGATTAGGACATCTCCACTAACTAGGACTAGAATCTTTACTTCCTGTTCCATAAATCTTATTCTCGTAGGATTGTTTGACCATTGGTTTTGGTTCTACTATCGCAACAACCCAGCTAGGATCAATCGATATCTTTTTCTCATCAGACAAAGGCATCCAAGGATAGTATTGCACACTGTACTGTGTTTCAGTCTCCTCTTTTCCTTCAGTAAGCATCACAGGTGCTTCAACCAACTTACAACAGTAAGCGTTTTCAAGAACTACAAAGATGGGTTTGTCATCCGCATCAACAAGTTCCTTTACATCTGCGATGACTTCTTCATTAGATTTAAGTAGTACCAGTTTGACGGTCATTGCACCAGTATATAGTTTGCAAAGCGGATACTCAGAATCGAACTGAGGACAAGAGGTTGGAAACCTCGTATTTTACCATTAAACTACATCCGCATGGGGGAGGAGGGAATACTTCGTACCCTCAAGTTATGGGAATCGCTAAAGCGAAAATTAGTGCATAACAACAATGGTTCCCTTGGTTCGGGTTCACTTCCTTTAGGGAAGGCGAGTACCACCTCTAACCATTTACATTACCCCGCCTAATTCCAACAGGGTTATTCAGTCACTCCCATGTTAAGTTCGTCAACTCAACAAATACATTATAGTATCAAGTGGGGATCATGTCAACCCTTTTGAATATATCCATTTTCAATTAACCATTCCTCTGTCATAGGAGTGGGATCATAGTCTTCCCACATTTTACCACGAGCACAAGATTGAAGTGCCTCAAGAGTCATACCACCAGTCTTCCCTGCCCAAAAGGCTTCTTTCTCCCAAGGGATTGCATGTGGTGTTGCCCTATAAGTATTAGAAGCAATGTCTTGCCAGATCTGAGGAACCTTTTCCTCATCCATAATAATCGCAATCATATTATTTTTGATTGTCCCTGCCATACAATCTTGTGCAGCGTGCCATCCCTCATGACGAACAACACTCATGAGTACATGTGGGCGATGCACATAAGTTTTATTAAGATAGAAGTGATTACTTACAGTGTGATATACACCTCTATGTCCTACTGGGAAATATTTCTCATCTGCAAGATGAACATCTACACCAATCTGACCAAAAGCCATCATGATCTCATCAAATTCATCATCAACATTATCCCAATCAGAGTCAGGAAATGCTGCACGAAGATCACCAGAAGAATAGATACGCTCTACACCATCTGTACACTCTTTCAAGAGCATACAACCCATGGCATCCATAGTGTAATATCCTTTGGTGGGTTCAGCTAGTGCTGGTATGGATAATGAGGCCGCGGCCATCAAACCCATAATCAATCTTTTCATACCAAACTCTCAAAATACTACTATAACAAAGAAAAAATATATTATCCCCTTTCTCTAGGATTTTTTAATCTCCATGGTCCTGATTTGAAAACATCCAAGCAAACCCACTTAGCATAGTGGATACCACGGTAACAGAGAAAAGCAAAGACCTTCTCTGGATTGTGTTTTTCTGGATCGTATTCTGGGATTTCTCTTGGTTCCCATGAAAGTTTTAGCATGATCTTTACCTCCTGTAACAATATTTAGGAGGTAATGTTAAAAAATGCAAACATTACATAAAGATTTAATAAGTGCCAAAGAAAAACCCCTCCAAAGGAGGGGCGATCCATCTCGAACTAATACTATTTATAGGTAGTCTTTCCGTGCATGGTGTTCTGGAACTACTTTGCCCAGTTTAATTGTGAGAAGTCCATCTGCAAAATTTACATCCTTAACTGTAATGTCTTCTGACAATGCCCAGGCTCTCTGGAAAGATCTCTGAGCCAAACCTCTGTGTAGATACTCAGATTCTTCTTCTGTTTTTTCTTTCTTACCCTCTACAACAATCCGTCCGTACTCTGTGTAGACTTTAACTTCATCCTTACTAAATCCAGCAAGTGCAATCTCTAGTCTAGAATCTACATTGTTAATCTGTACAAGATTGTAGGGCGGGTAATTAGTAGTGGAATCAAAATTGAAGAACTGGTTGAAGTAATCGTCCATACCAACGCTGTTCTTCATGATCTTGTCAACTAGTGTGCCCAGATCCTGAGTATGATATCTTTGAATGTTAGTCATGTTTCTCCTTTAAAAGCGAGTTTAGTTTTGTCCCTTGCGGCGACATTACTAATTATACAACGAGCATAAAAAAAGAGGGTTGTATAAACCCTCAGAAAACATAGTGATAACCGTCAGTCTGCCTTTACGAACGTACTTTGTGACGATTGTACTACCTTTTTCTTCTTTCCTATGTTGTACTTAGTCTCTAAAGTCCAGTCTCCTTTATCTTTATAAGAGAGAACTTTGATCTGATTCAAAGGAGCAACATCTACAATTTGTTCTGGTCTAAGAATAGTAATCAATCCCCAATCCGATAATAGAGTGATGATTCTATTCCTACGCTGCACATCATTGATAGAAAGATTAGCAGACTTTCCATCCAATGCGAACAGTTCTTTGAAATGAACAATATAATATCTACCTTGCTTGTGCAGAATATGGCACGATTGATAAATCTTTTTTTCCTTGCGTGAAGCGACACCGATTCTCGTCAGAGTTTCTCTAACCTTCAAGAAATCATCTGGTTCGTTAAGTGTGACTTCGATCATCTGATCTTGTGACCAAGCAATCTCAGGTTCTGTAAACCCACTCATCCTGTACCTCCAACGTCAATGCGTTTTTTAATGTAGTTCAACTGCTCAGCAGTTAAGATTTTCAATGCTTGGATTGCTTTATCATTACTATAACCATAGTATTTTTTCACAACGTCAAGATCTTTGATCTTATCTTTGCGGAGCCAAGGAGAGAATCTCTTTCTCTTCCTGACACTATTTAGATAAAATTGATATTGAGCACCCTTTTCTATGTGGTGGTTTAAGTTCATTTCATTGGCAAGCATGACAGTATCAATGTGTGCTGACATACATTTGTTCACAATGAATGGTGGATACTTCTTGATCGCATCAGGATCTGTCTCCGTAATATCCTCTTTTGTGAGGTTTATGGAGTTCAACCAATCTTTAAGTTCTTTCATCGTATGATATCAATCTCGTCTGGATTTGTGTTCCAAGTTTCTAACTTAGTTCTCAATCGTCCTTCATCTCTGAGCGTCTCGTATCTACGAGAAGCTTTCTTTCTCCACCAAGAAACAATCTGATCAACAGAGAACCGATCATAATTTTCAGCCTTAACCAAAGTATCTTGCTCTCCCAAGATAACTTCGCGAGCATTCTTGAAACCATAGGTAGACATGTAGAAACGTTTTTGTTCAGTGAGATCTTTTGCAGATCTGATCGCAGCATTGAATGATTCCAGTTTGTCTTTATCTTGCAAAGACTTTTTGATAATAGAAATCATCTTTGTTTGTATCTTCAGTTTTCTACTAGACGCATCCTCTTTGACTAAACATTTATCATTGTTCCTTGCTGTGAACCATTTGTTTAGATCTTGGAAGATAGAGTCATGTAATAGAGGAGTGAAGTCACTATCAGTCAGACCTTTGTATCTCATATATGGTTTGAGTCCATCATACTGTGATGATGATTTAGTAGAACCATATAAGGATGTGGTCTCGAACAAACAAATGTTTGAGTTGTATTTTGCATTGAGTTCTTCTCTTGCTTGATGTGAACAACACAACATCGCTAAGAGTTTACCACCAAGGTAGTTAAAACCGAACGGTTGAGTAGGTACGATGATGAATCCCATGATTGCATGGCGGTTAAACCGACCCAAATCTGGTACGTCACCCAACCAATCATTCCTCGGTTTAGAGTTGATGGTGGGAGAACCGAACCTTATGAACCCAATAACTTTTTTTGTATTCTCTTCTTTAACAATCCACTTGAGGGATTTGCCTGGGATAGAACTTTCAAAAGCATGAGACATTGTAATCTGCAATCTCTCATTGAAGAACTGATTACTCAATCCCAGATTCTCTCCAGCACGGTAGATCTTGATCTTCATATCAGCAGGGTGCATATCAAACTTACTGAAGAGATCGTCCTCAGTTCCACCACCGCCTCCATCAAAGAAAGCACCTAGACTACTAGGTTGATCTTTGATTCTAGATGTTTTTACATTACGAAGATATTCATCAATTCTTCCTGTGTTAGAGAAATAATCAATGAATTTATCTGCTGCATAAACAGATTCACTTTCACTCAGAATCATCTACTTCTAACCAAATAATATAATCATCAGGATCAATCTCCTGAGTCAATCCAGGACCGAAGTCACGAAAGTCTCCTTTTGGGGGAGGGATCAGAGGTTCATATCTGCCTCTAGGTTTTGGTTCTTCTTGTAGAAGTTCTATAACAAAACCATTGACAAGTCTGTCAAAACTTCTTGCCATTCTGCGGAAACCATTTCCCACATAAATTTGTCCTGTGACCACTGCAATAGTAGCAGCACCCCAGAAATAATAATACCATCTAGATTTCACTTGTGCTCTTAATTTTGTTTTAGTCATTTGAATTCACACTCTCCCATAATTTCTGTAAGACATGCTAACAGGTTAATTTCTTGATCAGCTACGAACGCAATCTGATACTGATACTTACTGATAATCAGAACCGCATCAGCGATACTAGGACCTTTCAAAGACTTAAGAAGAGTATCATAGATACGTTTCATAAGTACAGCAGAATCATTGTCCAAGTTATTTACCACCCATTTCCTGACCTCTGGGAAATTGCCTTTCTTGAGGTTCTTCATGAGGTCATCTATATTCACCTCAGAGAAGTTGGCAAGAATAGATGAATCAATCTTACCACTTACAGAGTGTCGTTGACACTCATTAAGAACTCTCCTCCAATCAGGAAAATGTTTGTTGATTAGTTCAGCTATTACTTTCTTATCTGCTTCAATATGTTCTTGATCAAGGATCTCAACCAGTCGTTTGAAGAACTGTGCTTGGATCTCTGGTTTTTGTTTACCTGAGATTCCAAAATCGATGACTGAACATCTTGAGTGGAGGGGTTCGATGATTCTGTTTTTGAAGTTACAGGTGAAGATGAATCGGCAGTTCTTATAAAATGCCTCAATATTTGCCCGTAAGAGGAGTTGTACGTCGTGGGTTGTGTTGTCAGCTTCGTCAATAATGATGACTTTGTGCTGTGCGTCCATTCCTTGAAGTGAGACGGTCGAAGCAAAGTTCTTTGCTTGGTTCCTAACCGTGTCAAGAAATCTCCCTTCATCGGATCCATTGATGACATAATAATCAACTCCTAGTTCTGTACACAATGCTTTTGCAACTGTAGTCTTACCTACGCCAGGAGGACCTGACAACAGAAGATTAGGGATCTCTCCCTTCTTTAGGAATTCTTTAAAGGTGTTCTTTGTAGTCTCTGGGAGAATACAATCCTCAACAGTTTTTGGCCTATACTTCTCGACCCAAATAAATTCATCCCTCATTTTGTCCCCTCAAAAGCATTGCTGGTTTGATCAACTCAAGACATTTTTCGGCCGTGTTTAGACCTTTCATTTGTGCTACATAATCTTCCCAAGTTTCAAGATCTACGTCTCCACTCAGGTTAGCAAGTAAATTGATCTCAGCAATCTTCCGAAGAGATTCCTCGTCCATCAAACTGACGGTATATTTCACGAACTCAAGAGCAAGTTCTTCCTTTCTTTTAGTCATAATTAAATAAATCCTTTGGACTTTTTCTTAGTCTTTGGTATGTCAATAACGTGTACAACGGCATCAAATTGTGGTTGATGACAATTATTCCACCACCATTCTTGTACCTCATCCCAAGATTCTAACACAATAGAACGGTCTTTGTAAACTATTTTATAGTGATGCCTGTCATATGATTTGTTACTTGTCTGTGAGAAGTAACGTGGGTCATCCTTTTCAATTAACTGAGTCATAACCAATCTGGTTTTCTGGATGGGTCACGAAGATAATTAGATGCAGCCCAAGGTTTGCTCGATATATAACGTTTGTAAGCAGTAAGAGTGTCAATGCTTGTGTCATATTTAAACTGGTCTGGACCTGCGAAGGCGTAGTCTTCAACATAATTGTAACATGTAATTGCTTTCTCAGAAAAGCGATGGAATACTTTCTTCGCTTGCCATAAAGTGTCACGACATCCGTGTTCTTTACCGTAGCGATGAGTGTACTCTGTTGATAATGCACACCCATGTTGAATCAACCATGCAGTATTGTATAAACTTTTGGCTGCCCATTGTGTACATGGATGATTGCGGAAAGCACCCTTATTTGTTTTGTAAGGAGTGCCATCCTTTTTCTTTAATAGATCATCACCCCAATCATAATACCAGTGTGAAAAAACAATAGAGAGCATTTGACATGTCTCTAGTGGCATCTTGACCACATGTTTGTCAGGTAATACCTGAGCAGACTTGCGTGGGCATGGATCTGTGACAAAGATATTCACTCTTTTGACCTCCAGTTCTTTCTCATCTTAACATAAGAATCACTTTTGGCAACAATATCTCTTACCTTCTTGAATATCCTAGCGGACTCTGCATATTTACTTGTCATATGATCTTCTTCTTGCGGCAATATTTCTTTCGTTCCCTTCTTATACTTTCTACCTGAGTTATGGTTTGCATAACGTCTTGCTCTGGTAAATCCCATCTCTAGAAATTTACGGCACATGTCCATACCAATAAAATCCTTACCATCCCTATAGTCTAGGTACATGGCAAAGATTTTGTTGGATGAGATTACTGCTTCGTGAGGAGTTTTGAATCTCCAATGAGCACATATATCGTTAGTATAAGGGCGTACCAATAAAACTCCTTGTTCCCCCCTTCCAATGCGATATAACTTCCGAGTCTCTTCATGTGAAAAATCAAGACTCTTGTAATCGAGGTCATAATCAAATTCTTTCATAATAAAATAGTAAGGTAATCAGGCTCTCTTTCTAGATCGCTTAATTGAAATTACAGATATAAGTGTTGCAGTTGCAAATACAACTACTGCTGACGCGATTAATAATGTGGGATCATATACCACGTCAGGTTGTGCTTCCCAAGTGCCTGGCAATGTGTAGACACTTGGATGAGATGCGAATAACATTAATCCTCCCATGTAAGATCTGGTTCTAGAGCTATATAGTAGGTCAAGTCGTATTCACATGACTTAAATTGTGACAAAAGTTTACGAGAGATTTTCACCTCATATGTGCCAGGCACAATCTTCATGTTCTCCACTTTAAAATGAAGTCCAAACTTCTTAGTAGTCTCTCCAACAACAATAGAGAAATCATTAGATGTATCGTTCTTGCGATCAGATACAACCATCTTAATTTCACTACCATCACCAACAACAGATAGATCTGTTAGATGATATACTGCGGCTGCTTTGAGGAGTCTGTCAAGTTGAGAACTCTTGAGTGTGAACTCAACATCTACAGAGGGAAGAGTGATAGACTTCTCTGGAGGAGAAACAATCACACTTGGGTCAGCAAAGAAATACTTAGACTTCTGTTTGCCTTCTTTAATGTTGACGAAACTTTGTCCTGTGAAGTTTAGTTCTGGATCTTGGAAAAGACCTAGAGAGTTCAAGAACTGACTAAGATCATAAACACCAAACTCTTGAGGAATGTCCTCGTCGATATTTGCTTCTGCAAGAATGTTCTTCATTACAGAAATAGTTCTCAAGGACTTACCTTGTTTGAACAGGATAGATTGATTGATAGAAGCAAAGTTCTTCAACAGATTGATAGTTCTATCGGAAAGTTTCATAGGGATCTTAGTTGCTGTCGTCATTATGTAAACCAGCGAAGTGGTATAAAAGTGTACAATAGTGAATGGCCTTTAGAATGTCATTTTCATTCTTACCATCTTTCTTGCCGAATCTTGAGAGATATTTGATTGCATTGGATCGGCAAAATGCTTCCGCATCTCCAATACCTTCAATTAGATCTAGGGTTTGTGTTCCCTTATCTCCAGTATAGTGTGAACCATATGTGCTTGCAATATAGTTCTTTGCTTTATCAAGCATTGTATGTTCATTATACTTGAAATACTTGAAATCGTCATCTACTGGTTTCCTATAGTGATTAAAGTGATGAGAATACATATCATCCATATCCGCCATATAATCACCATAATACGTTGAGTCAAAAGCTACCCCCATATCAGTTGAGACACCAACAGTAGGAAGGTCTGATTTATCCCGAACAGGTTCATCAGGAACCTCTGGTGGCCATGGTGAGCCAGGTGTCCATTCAAACCCACCACTCTTTTCAATCCAATCAAGATCGCTATCTCGATTATCCTCTACACCACTCCAAGGAATATCTTTATAATAATCACCTTGAATTACTTCCTTCTTATCAGATTTTGGTGTTCTACGAGTTACTGTCTTTCCGCCATCGGGAGACTCGTAGATGAATTTATCTTGTTCTTCTTTAGGCATTTTTTCTTTTTGTTTTTTAGCATCGGCATAAAATTCAGAACCTAGTCCACCAAAACTAGAAGTCACATGGATGACATCTGGGGAAGCAGGAGCAGGGTTTCCAGTAACACTGAAACCATCTTCTTCCCAAAAATCTTGATAGTCTTCTTTGGTTGCTTCTGAGACGTTCTTGGAGCTTTTCTTTTTCACGATTGGATAGTCCTCATCAAATGTACCGTTTAAGATCGAGCCTAATAGACTCCATGAATTAACCATATGTAAATAGAAAATCGTTTACAAGACTCTCTGATTTTTCTTTACCGAATTTGCCAGAAAGATACCCACCTACAGGATCTAGTTTTCTCATGTATTTGTCAAAATCATGATAGGTTTTGTACATGAGATTCTGGCTGGGTTTCTTTGATTCTAACATATCTCTGTAAACAGTCAAGTACTTTTTAAACATATCTAAATGTTCGTCTACTTCTGCAAACGTACAATACCTGACATAGATGTTATCAGAAAAATGATTACCCATTTCAAAGAATCGATAATCTTGTTCTGCCTTGGGTAGACCCTGTACAGAGAAAGGACAGTTTTCTATAGGGTGTTGAAAGTCAAAAACAATAATGACTTTCTTTTCAAAAAATCCCATCAAATCCATACCGAAGCATGGTAGATTCTCACCAGTTCTAGGATAGATTATAGTGTTGTAGATACAGGATTTTTCATTCCAGATCTCAACTTCCCTAGACTTATTAATGTACCAATCTTTATCAGTTCCATACAACTTAGCGGTGAGAGAGGTTCCTTTCCCCTCCCACTCTGCCCAAGTTGAATGGTGGTACAGTTCTGGAAAGACCTCATACAGAAGGGACTTGTAGTTCTTCCATAGGTTCATCAGTTTTAGTTTCACCTCCAAAGTTTACATCAGCATCAACCTTGTCATAGAGATCAAGGAACGCTTGTTTTGTTTCATCATCAAAGCGGTTTACACATACTTCGATTGCCTTCTCTTTGTTCTTCCAGATAGCGTATGCCTTGACGATATGTACAAGACGACGTGTGGAAATAACTTCCTCAACACCACCATCAAAGAAGGTCTTACGGATGATGTCACCCCAATCTACAAGACGCTTGCAGAACTCTTTGTCGTCACACAAGTTGGTCAAGATTTTCTCCTCAGTCTTTGGACTAGGATAGGACTGTTCAAAGGTTACTGGGAATCGCTCAAGGAAGGCTTCGTTGAGCACGTTAGTTCCAATGAATCGTCCGTCGTCTGAACCTTTACCTTTAGTGTTTGCGGTTGCGATGACGTTGAAACC